GGGAGTTTTCCTTTTACCGGAGCAGGAAACCGAAGTATTGCAGCTATGACTGCTACATCAAGGCAAGGTTCTGGAGGGATTAGAGAATGGAGTTTAAGAAGATCAGGATTGCCGACCTTATCCCGGCATCCTACAATCCGAGGAAAAAGCTGAAAAAGGGTGACAGGGAATATGAGAAGATCAGAAACTCCATCACGGAGTTCGGCTATGTGGAGCCGGTGATCGTCAACTCAGACATGACCATCGTGGCGGGACACCAACGCGCCACAGTCCTCACGGATTTGGGCTATGAGGAAATTGACTGCATCGTCATTGACATTGACAAGCGGAAGGAGAAGGCGCTGAACATCGCCCTCAATAAGATCACTGGCGAATGGAATAAGGAACTGCTGGCTGACCTTATCGCTGACCTGCAGGATTCGGACTTTGATGTGTCCTTCACCGGCTTTGAGCCGCCGGAGATCGAGCAGCTATTCAATTCCGTCCACGATAAGAAAGTGACCGAGGATGATTTCGACATTGACGCGGAACTGGAAAAGCCCGCCGTGGCAAAGCTGGGTGACGTGTGGACGCTTGGGCGGCACAGGCTGGTGGTAGGCGATTCCACTTTGCCAGAGACATATGATGTGCTGATGGCAGGGGCGAAAGCAAACCTCGTGGTGACGGACCCTCCATACAATGCGAACTATGAGGGGAGCGCCGGAAAAATCAAAAATGACAACATGCCCGACAAGGAATTTTACCAGTTCCTTTTCGCCGCATTCGTAAATATGGAGCAGAACATGGAGCAGGACGCATCCATCTATGTGTTCCATGCCGATACCGAGGGTTTAAATTTCCGCAGCGCATTCAAGGCGGCGGGATTCTACCTTTCCGGGTGCTGCATCTGGAAGAAGCAGAGCCTTGTGCTGGGGCGCAGCCCCTACCAGTGGCAGCATGAGCCGTGCCTGTTCGGATGGAAGAAGGGCGGGAAGCACAACTGGTATTCCGACAGGAAGCAGACTACCATATGGGAGTTTGACCGCCCGAAGAAAAGTGACAGTCATCCGACCCAAAAGCCAGTGGGATTAATTGCATATCCCATCAAGAATTCGAGCATGAGCAACTGCATCGTGCTTGACCCTTTTGGCGGCTCCGGCTCCACGCTGATCGCCTGTGAGCAGACGAACCGCATCTGCTACACCATAGAGCTGGATGAGAAGTTTGCGGATGTCATCGTGAACCGCTATATCGAACAGGCCGGCTCTGCGGAGAATGTGTTTGTAGAACGGGGCGGGGTGAAAATCCCTTATTCGGAACTGGAAAAGGAGGTGGCTTCGGATGGATGAGAATGGAAAACTGACGCTGGGCAGCCTGTTCTCCGGCTCCGGCGCTTTTGAACTTGGCGGGATGCTTGCCGGAATCCGCCCGGTGTTTGCAAGTGAAGTGGAGCCTTTTCCTATCCGGGTGACCACAAAGCGGCTGCCTTTCGTGAAACATTACGGTGACGTGAACAGCATCCGCGGGGATGAGGTGGAGCCCGTGGACATCATAACATTTGGAAGCCCGTGCTTTCCCGCGGGTACGCTGGTCCTTACCGACAAGGGCTATACCGAAATAGAGCGGATAGAAGTCGGGATGCGTGTGCTTACGCATAAAGGCAGATGGAGGAAGGTAACGGCTGCCGGTTCCAGACAGGCTGAAACCATAGTCCTGAAGGGGAACCATTACGGGCTTGAATGTACTAAAAACCACCCTATTTATTGCAGCAGTGAATCGAAAATTGAAAATAAGATAAGGATCGAGGAAGAAAAATCATGGATACCAGCGGCGGATATGAAAGGCCGGCTGTGGGGCGTTCCAAGAAAGATTGAGAAAACACAGATGATAAGTCCGCATTATTCGGGGAGCAGGAAGCAGAAGCCGATGCCCCTGATGGATGGGGACTTTTTTTATTTTGTGGGAAGATGGCTTGGTGACGGGTGGGTCCGTGACGGGCAGAGACCCGGCAGGCCGGAGGGGCAGTGCAGCGGGCAGATTTACCTCTGCGATTCCTACGATAAGGAAGATGAGCTCCGCTCCATAGTGGAAAAGGTCACATCCTCGTACAGCGTGGAAAGGTGCAGGACCGCAATCAAGTTCAGGTTCTGCGGGCAGGTGCTTTGTAACTGGCTCACGGACAATTTCGGGAAATATGCCGGCGGAAAATATATAATGCCGTGGGTGTATACGCTGCCGGAAGAATACAGGCAGGCAATACTGGACGGGCTCTTTGACAGTGACGGATACAGGCCGAAGGAGAATGAATGGAGGGTGACGACCATCAGCAAAAAGCTGGCGGAAGGGCTGCGGATACTTGGGGAAGTCCAGGGGTATTCGACTACTGTGTTCAGGACTGTGCCGTGTGAATACAGGATGATTGAAGGGCGGAAAGTCACACAGAAGCCCTGCTATATGGTGGCGTTTTCCAGGAATGCCAGCAGGCCGCACCTGACAGACGCAGCCCACGCATGGTACAGGGTGAGGAGCGCCGAACCGACAGGGGAAGTTAAGACGGTCTATAATCTGACCGTTGAGGATGATAACAGCTATGTGGCTGACGGAATCGTAGTCCATAACTGCCAGAATCTGTCGATTGCAGGCAAACGGGCGGGGCTTGACGGAAAGCAGTCCAGTTTATTTTATCAGGCAATCAGGATCATAAAGGAAATGAGGTGTGCGACAAATGGGAGATACCCAAGATTTATCGTGTGGGAGAACGTGCCGGGGGCCTTCTCCTCAAATGGCGGGGAGGATTTCAGGGCAGTCCTTGAAGCGGTCTGCTCCGTTAAAGACGGGGGCATTCCTGTTCCTGAACCTCCAAAGGGAAAATGGGCGAATGCCGGATGCGTCATGGCAGACGGGTTTTCCCTCGCATGGCGGGTGGTCGATGCCTGCCTGTGGGGCGTCCCCCAACGTAGAAAACGCATCTACCTTGTCGCAGATTTTACAGGCGGGAGTGCCGGAAAGATATTATTTGAGTCCGAGGGCGTGTCAGGGTATACTCCGCAGGGCTTCCGTGCGTGGCAAGGAGCTGCCGGAGGTGCTGCGCCGGGCATTGGAGAGGCAGGCGGCATCTGTTTAAACGACCAGGGCGGCCAGTATATTTCCGTAGACAGTGAAATGGCGTGTACTTTACGGGCGCAGAGCCACGGTCACCCGCCGTGCGTGATGGAGGCGGCGGGATTCTGCACGGAGCATTCGGCGGACAGCCGGGGAATCGGGTATGAAGAAGAAACCTCGCCCACGCTCCGTGCCGGTACGGTTCCGGCGGCAGTGGCGCTGGAGAACCATCCCACGGACAGCAGGGTGAAAGTGTCGGAGGACAACATGGTGCAGACGCTGACTTCCCGGATGGGGACCGGCGGCGGGAACGTGCCGCTCGTCATGGATGCGGCGACACCCAAGACGCTGAAAATCCGTGCCGGAGGTGGAAATGGAGGGAAGGGGGCGCTGGTTCAGGATAATAAATCAGCCACCCTTTCCTGTAACAATGACCAGACTGTGTTCGTGCCTTTCTGCAAGGGGACGCGCCCGCACTCTGCGGAGGAAGCGCCCACATGGGAAAATAGGGAAGTGGCAAACACGCTGAATACTTTCGATATAGGGGAGAGCCGCTGCAATGAGCTTGTGGTACAGGCATTCGGCATCTGCTCCAAAGAGAGCAACGCCATGAAATCCGATAACCCGCACAGCGGATTCTATGAGGCGCAGACCGCACGGACTCTGGACTGTAACTGTAATAATCCATCCGCGAATCAGGGAGGGATTGCAGTGGTGGCGGTGCAGGGCTCCATGATCGGGCGGGATGACAGGAATGGGCCGCAGGGCAGCGGCGTGAATGAGGACGTGTGTTTCAGCCTGACTGGGGCAGACCGCCATGCGGTGGCATATCCCACCTACTGCACGAGCAAGAATTCCTATTTCATGCGGGCGGAAAAGGAACTGGCAAACACGCTGGTGGCTACGGATTATAAGGACCCGCCGGTAATAAATGATGTGCGGACGGCATCGGGTAAGGATGTATTTGGTACGATCTCCGCGAGCATGGGCTCCAAGCAGTGGCTTGGCAACCAGGAGGCGTTCAGCGGCGACTACCATATAGTAGAGCCGGACTATATCGTCCGCAGGCTCACACCCACGGAATGCGCAAGGCTGCAGGGGTTCCCGGACTGGTGGTGTGACGGCCTCGGCACGGAAAATCCCACGGAGGAAGATATGGCGTTCTGGCGTGAGGTGTTTGAGACCCACCGTAAGGTAATGGGTACCTCCAGCAAGCCGAAGTCCGACAGCCAGATACGGAAATGGCTCAAAGACCCCCATTCCGATTCTGCGGAGTACCGTATGTGGGGGAACGGCTGCGCCCTGCCGAACGTATATTTCGTGCTTTGCGGCATTGTGTACTATGCACAGTTCCCGGAATTTTTATTGTGACATTTATTCCGACATTTATGTTGCTTTTATCCCCGTTCAGAGTGATTAATGTAGTACCGAAAGGGAAAACAAAGCCGGAGGGCTTAAAAACGGAGGAAAAAAGGATGAGGATTGAAACGAATGCAGCAAACAGGAAAGATGTGGTAAAGGCGGTCAGCGCCATTTTAGGGCAGCCTTCCCGGTACCTTGGGGTGCCGACCTGCGCTTACGAGGTAGGGAACTGCACCATCGACAGGAGCGGCGCGGTGGAGACGGAGGATGAGAAAACAGCGGAGATGGTAAGGGCAGGGCTTCTGGAGCAGGGGCTTATCAAAAGCCCACAGGCAGAGGTGGAGGAAACAACGGTCAGCCTCCCGGTGGAGGGCATGACGGCAGAGGGGCTTAAGAACCTTATTTACCTCATCCACAGCAAGCAGTACCTTATCAACCGCGCATTTGCGGAGGAGGTCTTCCGGATACCCGCGGCACTGGTGGAGGCGCTCGGCGGCACGGAGGTTTCCGGCACAGAAACATTCCTGCAGGTGTTCGGGAGCCATGCGGAGGGGTGCAGGGGCATCAGTTTCCCCGACGGGAAAGCGGCCTTCACCCTCCCCGCCATCAACGACCCCGACATGATACGGGCATTCACGCACCTTACAGCGGCGATGGCACAGCAGGCGCGGGAACAGAAACGCATCAGGCCCGATGAGACCATCGAGGAAAATGAAAAATACTACATGAGGATATGGCTCCTGCGGCTGGGTTTCGGCGGGAAAGAGGGAAAAGAGGTCAGGAACCTCCTGCTTAAGAACCTGAAAGGGCATTCCGCTTTCCGCACCGAGGCAAACAAGCAGAGGTGGCAGGAAGCCCGCAGGAACGAGCGGGAGGCGGCAAGGCTGCAGGCGGCGGTGGAAGCCGCAGGGCAGCCGGAGGCGCAGCTTGCGGAGACGGTGGCGGACGCGGTCCTGATTGAGCAGGTGAACCAGAGTTTTGAAAAGGGAATGGAGTAAACCGCCGCCCGCATTTATACCATAGAAGATACCCGTACTAACACAGCTAAAAAGGCTGTAAAACACACAAATTTACGGCCTTTTCCCCAAGAATCTTTGTGTACATTATGAGCAGAAATAAGTGGATAAATAGTGCGTTCAGAGTGATTAATAGACTACCAAAAGAAAAGCAGAACCAAGGAGGAAACGCACATGAGGACACAGAGATTCGGGATCGAGATCGAAATGACGGGGATCACAAGGGAAAAGGCAGCGGAGGTCATTGCCGCATACTTTGGCACAGAGAGCTTTTACATCGGCACCTACTACAAGACCTACGGGGCAAAGGACAGGCAGGGCAGGACATGGAAAGCCACCTACGACTCCAGCATCATCGCACAGAAAAAGAGCGGCGGGCGCACGGTGCGGGCAACGGACGAATACAAATGCGAGATCGTCAGCCCCATCCTTACCTACGAAGACCTGCCGGATTTGCAGGAGGTGGTGAGACAGCTAAGGCAAAAAGGGGCTTTTGTAAACGGCCAGTGCGGCATCCACATCCATGTGGACGCCAGCCGCTACACGCCGCAGACCCTGCGGAACCTTGTGAACATCATAGCGAGCAAGGAGGACATCCTTTACAAAGCCCTCCGGATCGACCCCGCAAGGCTGCGGTGGTGCCAGAAGACCAACGAAAAGCTGATCGAGGCCATCAACCGCAGGAAGCCGCAGACGATGGAAGCCTTAAAGGACATCTGGTACGCGGGCTCCACAAGGGGCAGGGACGAGCATTACAACGATACAAGGTACCACGGACTGAACCTGCATTCGACCTTCACGAAGGGGACGGTGGAGTTCCGGCTTTTCAACAGCACCACCCACGCGGGCGAGATCAAGGCATACATACAGTTCTGCCTTGCGGTGAGCCACCAGGCGCTGACCCAGAAAAAAGCCTCCGCAAGAAAGACTGTGACCGACAACGAAAAATACGCATTCCGGTGCTGGATGCTCCGGCTTGGGCTTAGCGGGGACGAGTTCAAGACCTGCAGGCTCCACTTCTTAAAGCACCTCGAAGGCAACTCCGCATGGCGGAACGCCGCTTGAAGGCCATAACGGGCGGGAGACCGCCCTTAAGGCAGTAGGAGGGCAGCCTCACTAAAAAGCGAAAGGATGATGTGATTATGAAGAAACTGTACATTGCTTACGGCAGCAACATGGACGAGGGGCAGATGGCTTACCGCTGCCCCACAGCGCGGCTTTTGGGGCAGGCGGAGGTGGAAGGTTACCGCCTGCTGTTCAAAGGGTCGCTTACGGGGGCATACGCCACGATTGAGCCGCAGGAGGGCGGCAGGGTTCCGGTACTGATTTGGGAGATCGGCGCGGCGGATGAGGCAAGCCTTGACCGCTACGAGGGCTACCCTTCCTTTTACTACAAAAAGGACCTGACGGTGAGCCTCGGCGGGCAGGAAGTGACGGCGATGGTTTACATCATGGACGAGAGGCGGCGGCCTGGCGAACCCAGCGGCGCTTACTACGGGGTACTGGAACGCGCCTATGAGAAATTCGGATTCCCGATGGAAACCCTGCAGGCGGCGCTTAAGGCGGGCGGTACCCTTCCGGGCGGCTGGCGGACAGGCGACACCTGCTTCCTGCTGACCCATAAGAAAAAGGGGCTGACAAACCAGTACACCGTGCGGGGGTATGACGGCAGGTATTTTGAGCTTACCGACAGGGCGCAGAATTTCTACCGCGTATCCACAGGCAGGATGTTCCGCAGCCATGAGGCGGCTTTGGCATCCCTGCGGGGGAACGGGGGTGCGCAGGATGCGGATTGTATATGATGATGCGATGCAGGGGACGATGGCGGCGGCAGTCGGGGAGTTCATGGATGCCCTCAACGTGGAAGAAATAGTATGCTATGAATGGGGGACGGACAGGGTGCAGATGCACCTGCTGAAAAAGAAGCTCGGCGCTTATCTGGAATATTACAGGATGAGTATCGGGAACACCGTCACCCACGCCTACGGTATCGGCAATAACTGCCAGTACCCGGTCTATTACCACCCGGAAGGAGTGGATGAGATACAGCAGTGCGGATACATCAACATCAACTCTGGAATGTACGGCGAGGGATTCGTGAGCTGCGAGGATTATAACGGGCGGCGGGTCGGGGCGGCCTATGAGGTCAGGACACGCGGTGTGGTCAGAAAATGAATGTTAGTAAATTACGGAAGGGGGTGGATGGATATGGCAATGCAGGAACGGATGCCGGGGAATGCACACCAGAAGCGCAACTGCTGGCAGCGGGGCAATGGCTCCTACAGCATGAGGGGCGAGCTGCGCCGGGGCATTTCCCTGAACAAGAAGTACCTGAACCGGAAGGTGCGGTATGGCAGTAAGCAGGCATTAAAGCGCGGGGATTATAAGCGCATGTGCAAGACTTTACATATGGTGGAGTTCTCATAATCCGCCATAAATTTTCGGGAGGGAAAGGGATGCTGACGGAGAAGATAAAAGATCAGATATTTGCAGTCAGGGACAGCGGGGCGGCCAACATGTGCAACATGGCTGCGGTGCAGCGGGCGGCATTTGACAGGGGATTCTACGAACTGGTCCTTTTTATCGAGGAAAACAGGGAGTCCTATTGGGATTTCATCCTTACGGGCAGGGAATGACACAGCGGGGCGGCTTTCCGGGAAGGGATGCCGCCCACTGTAATGTACACAATTCCCAGCCATTATCTTTGTCACATTTATGCCTCTGAATTGTGTGGATAATACCTTCGTTCAGAGGTAACATGTGTCTAACAAAAGGAAAACGGAGGGAAAAAGGATGGTAAGAAAAGGGGTAATCGGGATACCGCAGGACGGAAGGATGACAGCCTGCAGCTATACGGTAAAGCATTATGAGGAAGGAAGCAGGTACGGGATTGACGGCGGGAGGATTTCCAAGCTGGCCATAAAGATAGACGGGAAGACCACCTGCTGCTATGACAGGGGATGGGACTGCGAGCCGGAGGATGACGCGACAAAAGCGGCGCTGGCGATCCTGGTCATGGAATACAACTAAGGAGGGAAAAACACGATGAAGGAAATTTACAACGGATATGAATTGCAGACAGAATGGGATGATAAGGCGCTTGGGTACGGTTTCCGCATTTACGGCAGAGACGGTGCGGAGGTTTCCAAAAGCATAGACCCATATTTTTATGAAGAGAACGCACTGACAGCGGCGAGGGCAGCGGCGGACGTGCTCCCGGAACAGGGATAAAGGCAGAGGAGGGAAAGAGGATGAAACTATACAGGGTGGATTACTACGAATGGAACTACACATTTTCAGATTTGTTACCGAGGCAGATGCTTTCGGTGGGGAAGGACGCGGAGGAAGCCATTGCAAACGTAAAGCCGAGGGCGGACAGCGACGCGAGGAATTTTTCCGCAAAAGAAATAAAAACGGTCATGGGCCATAAGATAATGGTCAGATAAAAGCACATACATAGCAGCAGAAAGGGTTCCTCCGGGAGCCCTTTTCTGCTGCGGAAATTTAAGGGAAGGAGGCGGCACAGGTGCAGAGCGGAAGGAAACCCAAGCCCACGGCGGTCAAGGCGCTGGAGGGCAACCCCGGCAAGCGGAGCCTTAACACGGGCGAGCCGAAGCCGGAGAAGAAAGCGCCCCGCTGTCCGGCATGGCTGGAGGGCGAGGCGAAGAAAGAGTGGAAGCGGATGGCAGGGCAGATGGAGAAGCTGGGCATCCTCACGGAGATCGACATGGCGGCTTTTGCCGGGTACTGCCAGGCATACGCCAGATGGAAAGAGGCAGAGGAATTCATCACCCAGCACGGCACCATCGTAAAGACGCCCTCCGGCTACTGGCAGCAGGTCCCGCAGGTTTCCATTGCTCAGACTTATTTAAAGATCATGAACCGTTTCTGCGAGCAGTTCGGCCTTACCCCTTCCTCCCGGAGCCGCATCGTGGCGGAGGGCGGCGAGGACAAGGAAAGCGATGCAATGGAGCTTTTGCTCTTTAAGGGAGGCGGGGGATAGTGTTTGATGAGGGAAAGGCGAAACGGACGGTAGATTTCATTAACTGCCTGAAACATAGCAAGGGGAAATGGCGGGGGCAGCCCTTTGAACTGCTCCCGTGGCAGGAGGCCATCATCCGGGACGTGTTCGGCACGGTGAAGGAGAACGGGTACCGGCAGTACAACACTGCCTATGTGGAGATTCCCAAAAAGAACGGGAAATCGGAACTGGCGGCGGGCGTGGCGTTATATATGACCTGCGGTGATAATGAGTGGGGCGCGGAGGTTTACGGCTGCGCCTCAGACCGCCAGCAGGCATCCATCGTCTTTGACGTGGCGGTGGATATGGTGGAGCAGTGCCCGGCTCTGAAAAAAAGAATAAAACCTGTCATGTCAGTGAAGCGGCTGGTCTATAAGCCTACGAACAGCTTTTATCAGGTGCTTTCTGCGGAAGCCTATACCAAGCATGGGCTGAACGTCCATGCGGTCATATTTGATGAACTGCACAGCCAGCCGAACCGGGAATTATTCGATGTCATGACCAAAGGCTCCGGCGATGCCAGGACGCAGCCGCTGTTCTTTCTCATCACCACCGCAGGCACAGACCGCCATTCCGTGTGCTTCGAGCAGCACCAGAAGGCGGAGGACATCCTGCAGGGGAGGAAGATCGACCCCACGTTCTATCCCGTCATATACGGCGCGTCTGATGATGCGGACTGGTCATCGGAGGATGTGTGGAGGAAAGCCAATCCCTCTCTTGGGCATACCATTGACATTGAGAAAGTGCGGAATGCGTATCTGAGCGCAAAGGATAATCCCGCAGAGGAAAATATTTTCCGGCAGCTCAGATTAAACCAGTGGGTGAAGCAGTCCACCAGATGGATGCAGATGGAGAAATGGGATGCCTGCGCCTTCCCGGTGGACGAGCGGGAAGTGCTGGGGCGGGAATGTTACGGAGGCTTGGATTTATCCAGTTCCATTGACATCACCGCCTTTGTTTTGGTATTCCCTCCGAGAAATGACACGGAGAAATATATTTTACTGCCGTACTTCTGGATACCGGAAGAAAATATGCGCCTGCGAGTGAGGCGTGACCATGTGCCTTATGACGTGTGGGAGAAACAGGGATATTTGCAGACCACGGAGGGCAACGTGATCCATTATGGTTTTATAGAGAATTTCATTGATGATCTGGGAAAGAAATTTCATATAAAAGAGATCGCATTCGACAGGTGGGGCGCGGTACAGATGGTGCAGAACCTTGAGGGGCTTGGTTTTACCGTGGTTCCCTTCGGGCAGGGCTTTAAGGATATGTCGCCGCCCACCAAGCGTCTGATGGAGCTGGTGCTGGAGAAGAACATCGCCCACGGCGGGCATCCCGTCCTGCGGTGGATGATGGATAACATCTTCGTCCGTACCGACCCGGCAGGGAACATCAAGCCGGACAAGGAGAAGTCCACGGAGAAGATTGACGGCGCTGTGGCTGCCATCATGGGATTAGACCGTGCGATACGGAACAGCGGCATTAGCACGGGCAGCGTGTATGACGAGAGGGGGATTTTGAGCCTATGAAATTACCATCCATTTTTGGAACAAGGGGTGCAAGGGATAAGCCAAAGGACAGCTACGGCGGTTCGGCTTATTCCTTTTTCTTTGGGAGAAGCACCAGCGGGAAAAATGTGAATGAGCGTACCGCCATGCAGACCACGGCGGTCTATTCCTGTGTGCGGATACTGGCGGAGGCGGTTGCGTCTTTGCCAATCCATGTGTACCGCCATACGGAAACAGGGAAGGAGCGGGTGTATGACCACCCATTATATTACCTTCTCCATGATGAGCCGAACCCGGAGATGACTTCCTTCGTGTTCCGGGAGACGCTGATGAGCCACCTGCTCATATGGGGAAATGCCTACGCACAGATCATCCGTGACGGGAGCGGCAGGGTGCTTTCGCTGTACCCGCTTTTGCCGGACAAGATGGAGGTTGACCGTGACGGGCAAGGGCGGCTTTTCTACACTTACACCCGGAACACCGATGAGAACCCCAACTTTTCCGGATACGGGCGTGTGAGATTGAAGCCGGAGGATGTGCTGCACATCCCCGGTCTTGGATTTGACGGGCTGGTGGGGTATTCCCCCATCGCTATGGCAAAGAACGCGGTGGGCATGACGCTGGCCTGCGAGGAATACGGCGCGTCCTTTTTCGAGAACGGGGCGACACCGGGAGGCGTGCTGGAGCATCCGGGGGTGCTGAAAGACCCGGCGAAGATAAGGGAGAGCTGGCACGCTGTTTATGGCGGCTCCAGGAATGCCGGGAAGGTGGCAGTTTTGGAAGAAGGCCTAAAGTACCAGCAGATCGGCATTCCCCCGGAGGAGGCACAGTTCCTGGAAACGCGGAAGTTCCAGATAGACGAGATCGCAAGGCTGTACCGCATCCCGCCGCACATGGTGGGCGACCTTGACAAGAGCAGCTTTTCGAACATCGAGCAGCAGTCGCTGGAATTCGTGAAATATACCTTAGACCCGTGGGTGATCCGGTGGGAGCAGTCCATACAGAAAGCTTTGTTCCTTCCGCAGGAGAAGAAAGAATATTTTGTGAAAATGAACGTGGACGGCCTGCTCCGGGGCGATTATGAAAGCAGGATGAAAGGCTATTCCATCGGCATCCAGAATGGATTCATGTGTCCGAATGATATACGGCGGCTGGAAAGCATGGATCTGATACCCGTGGAGGAGGGTGGTGAATTTTTTCTCACCAACGGGAACCTATGCCGATTAAAGGACGCAGGACTTTTCGGGAGGATTCCGGGGGAGCAGGGGGATTCCACGGAGACTTAAACCACAGGGATATTTCAGGCAGAATGATACAATGGATTTTTGTATTTTATATTACGCCGGATATCCGCAGAAACGCCGCAGAAGGGGATTCCGGGGAAAAGCAGCAGTGGGATTGGTGTGCTTTAAAACACACTGATCGATACCAACAGGTAAGGTACGGTGATTTTAGAGGCACTGAAACCACCCGGTGCGTCCTGAAACGGGACAGCCGCAGGAACGCCGTAAATTGGGGATTCTTTGGGGATTGCGGGAATTGGAGGGTGTGTTTTAAAGCACACGTTGACTACTTTAAGCGGACAATTGTTCTGCCACAGATAACAAATGCCGTGTCCAGTATCAGGACAGCGGCAGTGGCGGAAGGTGACAGTTCCGCTGTCGGTAACACTATAGAATTACTTTTCCTGAACCAGAGGATCGGATTCCCTGCCTGACAGTATTGTGACGGCATCCTGCTATCACTGGCAGGATGCGGAAAGTGCCGTAAACAGGGAGTTTGTGGGAATTGGCAGGGATTTCAGGGTGTGTTTTTGGCGCACCTTGTTTTAGCTGTAGTAAAAGCAGCGTGTGTTATAACACAGTATTTCAGGAGACAGGAGGGCTGAAAGAGTGAAGAGGAAGTTCTGGAACTGGATCAAAAATGACGCAGGCGGGGAGGAAGAGCGCACCCTCGTGCTGAACGGTGAGATTTCGGATGAAACGTGGTACGGGGATGAAGTGACCCCGGCGCTATTTGCAAAGGAGCTGAATGCCGGGAGCGGCAACATCACCGTGTGGATCAATTCACCGGGCGGCGATGTGTACGCCGCCGCACAGATTTATAACATGCTCATGGAGTACAAAGGCGATGTGACCGTGAAGGTGGACGCACTGGCGGCATCCGCAGCCTCCGTCATCGCTATGGCGGGCACCACGGTGCTGATGTCCCCACCAAGTTTAATGATGATCCACAATCCGATTACAGTAGCAATCGGGGATTCCAAAGAAATGCAGAAAGCGGGGGAGATGTTAAATGAAGTGAAGGAAAGCATCATGAACGCTTATGAGATCAAGACCGGGATGGACCGTAAGAAGATATCCCACCTCATGGATGCGGAAAGCTGGTTTAACGCGAAGAAGGCCGTGGAGCTTGGCTTTGCGGACGGCATCCTGCATGAAGGGGAAGGTACGGAAGAAGATGCAGAGGGGCTGATGTTCTCCCGCACAGCGGTGACAAACTCCCTGCTGACCAAGCTGATTCCGAAAAAGCCGGAGGCAAAAGTACCCATAGAGCAGTTAGAGAAGCGTTTACAGTTATTATCACATTAAATTTATGGAGGGAAATGCTATGAGCAAGATTTTGGAACTGAGGGAAAAACGGGCAAAGGCGTGGGAGGCGGCAAAGAAGTTCCTCGACAGCAAGCGGGGTGAGGACGGGCTGCTTTCCGCAGAGGACACCGCCGCCTATGAGAAGATGGAAAAAGAGGTAGTTGATCTTGGGAAGGAGATCGAGCGCCTGGAGCGGCAGGCCGCCATTGACGCGGAGCTGAATAAGCCCACCTCCGAGCCGATCACCAACAAGCCCAATAACCACCCGGACGGGGAGGAAAAGACGGGCAGGGCGACTGATAATTACAGGAGGACGTTCTGGAACGCCATGCGCCGGAAGAACTTTTTCGATGTGGAGAATGCCCTGCAGGTGGGCACGGATTCCGAGGGCGGCTACCTTGTGCCGGACGAGTTCGAGCATACGCTGGTGGAAGCACTGGAGGAAGAAAACTGTTTCCGTAGCCTTGCCACGGTGATCCAGACCTCCAGCGGCGACAGGAAGATTCCCGTGGTGGCATCCAAAGGCGAGGCGTCATGGATTGACGAGGAAGGGGCGTACCCGGAATCGGATGATTCCTTTGGTCAGGTCTCCATCGGCGCTTTCAAGGTGGCGACCATGATCAAGGTATCGGATGAGTTACTGAATGACAATGTATTCAACTTAGAGGCTTACATCTCCAAGGAATTTGGCCGAAGGATCGGCACCAAGGAGGAGGAAGCCTTTTTCATTGGGGACGGCAAGGGCAAGCCGACTGGTATTTTAAATGCCACGGGCGGCGCTTCCGATGGCGTGACCACCGCCACGGCGAATATCACCTTTGATGACGTAATGGATTTATTCTATTCCCTGAAAGCGCCTTACCGCAAAAAGGCGGTGTGGTTACTGAATGACACCACGGTAAAGGCGCTGCGGAAGTTAAAGGATAATAACGGCAACTATATCTGGCAGCCGAGTGTCCAGGCGGGCGTGCCGGACATGATCCTGAACCGCCCTTACCACACTTCCTCCTATGTGCCGGAAGTGGCGGCAGGCAGCAAGGTGATGGCATTCGGTGACTTTTCCTATTACTGGATCGCCGACAGGCAGGGCAGGAGTTTTAAGCGTCTGAATGAGCTGTTTGCGGCCACCGGGCAGGTGGGATTCCTCGCTTCACAGCGTGTGGACGGCAAGCTGATCCTTGCCGAAGCGGTAAAGACCATGACAGTGAAGAAGTCTGCATCATAAGAAGGGAGGCGGCATGGATGGCAGTTCTGACGCTGGAGGAAACAAAACAGTATCTCCGGGTGGACAGTGCGGATGAGGATGATTTTATTTCGGGATTGATTGAGACCGGGGAAAATCTGTGTGCGGATGTGGCGCGGGTGGATAAATCGGAACTGGAAGCACATCTTCCTATGGTGCGGATTGCCGTCCTCTATGCCGCCGCCTACCTTTATGAACACCGGGAGCAGGCAGACCACGGGGAACTGGCGGGGACGCTTCGCTCCCTGCTGTTCGGCATACGGAAAGAGGTGTTCTGATGGTGCTTGGGGAATGGAAGGATAAGATCATCATTCAGAAGAGCGTGGCGGGCAACGATAGAGCCGGGAACCATGTGCTGGAATGGCAGGATTATTACACCTGCCACGCCTATGTGAACAACCTTTCCGGGAAGGAGTATTGGGAGGCGGCGCAGCTTAATGCGGAAAAAGAGATATTTTTCCTTATCCGTTATTGCAGCGAAGCCGCCGCCATCGACACGGAGCATTTCCGCATTATCTTCCGGGGACAGGTCTATAACATCACGTTCATTGACAACGTGAAATATCAGAATAAAACCATAAAACTGCGGGCGGTTTTGGAAAAGAGGTAGGAATGTCTGAAAAGAAGGTATCCATCGAGCAGATGGCAGAGGCGGTCATGGACGGCCTGATTGAATATGCCGGGCTTGCCACGGACGTGATGAAGGACTGTGTCACCAAAGCCGGGAACACGGTGAAATCGGAAGTGAAAGCCAATGCCCCGGTTCGGACAGGGCAGTATAAAAAAGGGTGGGCGGTAAAAAAGCAGAAAGAGACCGCCAATTCACTGGAACTGGTGGTGCATAACAAGAAAAGGTATCAGCTTACCCACCTTCTGGAGAAAGGCCATGCCAAGCGTGGCGGTGGGAGAGTCCGGGCATTCCCCCATATCGCACCTGCGGAACAGGCCGGCATCCGGGAACTGGAGGAAGGCATCAAAAGGGGGCTGGAAGGATGAGCCATGATGATGTGATAAAAATGGTAGGCGAGATGGGCTTACCTTTCGCCTATGACCACTTTGTCGAGGGTGAAGCGCCGGAGCCGCCCTTCCTCGTATTTTTATATCCCAAAGCTGACAATTTTTCGGCGGACGGGATCGCGTATTTCAAAATAAACCAGCTTGACATAGAACTGTACACCGATTTGAAAAATCCCGATCTGGAAGAAACCATAGAGGCAGTCCTGCTGAAATACGGCATTTTCTACGGGAAATCGGAAACGTGGATAGAGTCGGAAAAGCTGTATGAAGTCTTGTATGAAATGGAGGTCTGACATGAACAACAAAGTGAAATTCAATATCTGCAACTGCCATTATGCCTTGCAGAAAACACAGGAGGATGGGGAGATCGGCTTCGAGAACCCGGTGGCGATGCCCGGAGCGGTATCCATTGCCTTAGACCCCAACGGGGAGCCGGAGTCCTTCTATGCGGACGGAATTGAGTATTACATCATAGCCAACAACATGGGCTATGACGGCGACCTTGAGCTTGCTCTCATCCCGGAGAGTTTCCGCACAGATGTGTTAAAGGAAGAGGCAGATACAAATGAAGTGCTGGTGGAGAATGCCCATTCCGAGACGGCGGCCTTTGCGCTGCTGTTCGAGTTTGACGGGGACATCCGCAAGATACGCCATGTGCTGTATAACTGTTCCGCAAGCCGCCCCAAGATCGAGGGCAAGACCAATGAGGAAAGCCGGGAAGTGCAGACCGAGACGCTGACCATCAAGGCAAGGCCGCTGGCGAGCGGCTATGTGAAAGCCAAGACGGGCAATAAGACATCTGCGGAGACGTATGCCAACTGGTATAAGAGCGTGTATCTGCCGGAACCAAAGGCGGTGGATGCAGAGACAGAAGGACAGGGATAAGGAGGCTGAAAGGATATGAGCATAGTCAGAAAAATAGAAATAGACGGGCAGGATGTGCTGTTTAAGGCATCGGCGGCGATTCCGCGCATTTACAGACTGAAATTTCAGAGAGACATTTATAAGGATTTGCGGATTCTGGAAAAGAGTATCGGGGAGGGGGATGAGGAAAACTCCAACCTCGACCTGTTCTCTTTGGAGATGTTCGAGAATATCGCCTACACGATGGCGAAGCACGCCGACCCGCAGATACCGAATGAAGTGGATGAATGGCTGGACGGTTTCAACACCTTTTCCATTTATCAGGTCCTGCCGCAATTGATAGAACTATGGGGGCTGAACGTAAAGACGGATGTGGAGGCTAAAAAAAACTTCGCCCAACTGAGCGGGAAATGACCACGCCGCTGTTCCTTCTGCGGTGTGTGCAGCTAGGGCTTTCGATGGCTGATCTGGAATTGCTCTCCATCGGACTGATCAATGATATGTACTGCGAGAGCAGGAACGACTCCTGCTCCTATGCAGTGCTTGGAACGCAACAGGATATGGATTTATTTTAACGTTAAAATAAGTCAAATTATCTCAACCGATTTCATATCCACACCTTTTTAAGAAATCCAGCAAACTCAATGCTTTTCAGCATGAAAGGTGTGGATATTGTTTTAAGAATATTGGTAAATAAAAGTTATTCCATTTTGGGTACTTCCGATACTTTCTGAAAAACTAGTATTAAGAAACGGCTTAGAAACATCATTTCCGTATTTTTTAACATTATGAAAAATCAGAAAGTGTCGGAAGTGGTAAATTTTAAGGATTAAAAATCACTCCAATTATCAATATAAAATCCACACCATTGTTGCCGGAAATGCCTATATATGGCGGTTTTCTTAAGAAGGTGTGGATATGCTTTTGGTTGTGATAAATGGATTTATTTTAATTGAAAAAACAGCCTTTTTCTGCTATGATTGGTAGTGGGAAGAGGCTGTAAGTATGATTTACAAATCGGCATTTGTGAAGGAGTGGATTTATGACAAAGACTGCATGGATTTTCTCGTATAAGCTCAGGAAAAATGTAAGTGCGGAACAGTTTATGGAACGGACACAAAGGCTGCACGATGAAATTATTTCCAAAGCAAAGGGTTTTATCTCCTGGGAGCACTACCTGCAAGATGATATATGGACAGATTTTGTTCTCTGGGAGACAGAGGAGGATGCAAGGAATGCCACAACCATCGGGCAGGGACACGCAGTAACCCAAGAGTTTTATGACTGTATCCGAATGCAAACCTGCCGGGCACTAATTTCAACATTTGTCAAAAAGTATTGATTGTGCGATCCGCTAAATACCCGTTTGTAGGGTTGATGTAACAGAGGATGAAAACTGAATAATTTCTACATAGGCACTTGCCATGACAGCAGGTGTCTTTTTTTACGCATTTTTTCAGGGAGCCTTTGTGCTTCCTTTTTTCGTGGGGAGGTGCTTTTGGGTGGGAGCGTCAAGGATACAGGGCATTACGGTGGAAATCGGCGGCGACACCACAAAGCTGACCGCCGCGCTGAAAGGGGTAAACGGGGAGATACGCACTACGCAGTCTCAGTTACGGGATGTGAACAACCTCCTGAAACTGGACCCCGGCAACACGGAACTGCTGGCACAGAAGCACCGGCTCCTTGCGGAAGCGGTGCGGGAGACGAAGGAAAAGCTGGAAACCCTGAAAGCGGCTGCGGAACAGGCAAACGAGGCATTGGCAAAGGGTGAGATCACCCAGGAGCAGTATGACGGGCTGCAGCGGGAGATCATCGAAACCGAGGAAAGGCTGAAAAGCCTCGAAGAACAGGCGAACCAGTCGGCGGTGGCAGTGCAGAAGATCGCCGCCGTGGGTGAGGATTTAAAGAACTTAGGGGATAAGATTTCCGGCGTGGGGACTACCCTCACCAAGACTGTGACCACGCCCATCGTGGGGCTTGGCACGATGGCGGTAAAGACCGCCGCTGATTTCGATACCGCCATGAGCCAGGTAGGGGCGGTTTCCGGGGCAACCGGGAGCGAGCTGGAAGCCCTGCGGGATAAGGCAAGGGAGATGGGGAGCAAGACCAAGTTCTCCGCATCGGAGGCAGCCGAGGCAATGAACTACATGGCGATGGCCGGCTGGAAAACCTCGGATATGCTTTCCGGCATTGAGGGCATCATGAACCTTGCCGCCGCTTCCGGGGAGGATTTGGCAACTACCTCTGATATCGTGACGGACGCATTAACGGCTTTCGGTTTGACGGCGGCAGACTCCGGGCATTTCGCGGACATCCTTGCGGCGGCAAGCTCCAATGCCAATACCAACGTCTCTATGATGGGCGAGACCTTCAAATACTGTGCGCCCATTGCCGGGGCGCTTGGTTTCTCCGCAGAGGATACCGCAGAGGCAATCGGGCTGATGGGAAATGCGGGCATCAAGTCCACGCAGGCCGGTACTGCGCTCCGTACCATCATGAGCAACCTTTCCGGGGAAGTGAAAATCTGCGGAAGCAGTATTGGTGAAGTCACAATCGCCACCACCAATGCAGACGGGAGCATGAGGGATTTGAGTGCTATCCTGGCTGACTGCCGGACGGCTTTCGGCGGATTGTCCGAATCGGAAAAGGCAGCGGCGGCAGAGGCGCTTGTCGGCAAGAATGCCATGTCGGGATTCCTCGCCCTGATGAATGCCGCCCCTGCGGACATTGAGAAGGTGAGCAGCGCCATAGCAAACTGTGACGGGAAGTCGGCGGAGATGGCGGCAACCATGCAGGATAACCTTGCGGGGCAGCTTACCATCCTGAAAAGCCAGTTGGAGGAGCTTGCCATTTCCTTTGGTGAAATCCTCATGCCTGCCATCCGCCAGATCGTCACATGGGTGCAGGGCTTTGTTGACAAGCTGAATGGCATGGATGAGGGCACCAAGAACACCATTGTTACCATAGGGCTCCTTGCGGCGGCAATCGGCCCCGTGCTTATCGTGATCGGGAAAGTGGTCTCTGCGGTGGGCAGCATCATGACCTTCATCCCGACACTGATCGGGGGCATTTCCAGTATCGGCGGAGGGCTTAGTGCCTTATGGGGCATCCTTGCGGCGAACCCGGTCACTTTAGTGATAGCCGCCATAGCTGCGCTGATTGCTATCTTCGTGGCACTGTGGAATAACTGCGAGGGCTTCCGGGAGTTCTGGATCAACTTATGGAACGTGATCAAAGAAGCGGCTGTTGCGGTATGGAATGGATTAAAAGATTTCTTCTCCAACATCTGGAACGCCATCACCGGGGCGGCGCAGTCCATCTGGAACGGATTGAAAGACTTTTTCAGCGGGCTGTGGGAAGGGATAAAAAATATCTTCCAGACCGTCCTTGATGTGATAAAGACGCTGATCGTGGCGCGGTTCGAGTTCTATAAGCTGATTATCACAACCGTGCTGAATGTGATACAGACAGTGGTCTCCACGGTATGGAATGCGATTAAATCCGTGATTGAAACCGTCACGAATGCCATCGGCTCTTTCCTGTCCTCCGCATGGGAAGCGATAAGGAATACCGTCACCACGGTAATGGAGGCAATCAGAAACGTCATTACCACGGTATGGGAAGCCATCAAATCAGCGGTGACGGCGGTGCTTTCCGCCATTAAGGATGTGGTGGTCTCTGCGTGGGAGGCGATAAAGAACGCCATTTCCACAGCAATGGAGGCGATACGTTCTGCGGTCATTGCCGCATGGGAAGCCATAAAGAGTGCGGTTTCCTCTGCGATAGAGGCAATCAAAAATGTGGCTGTGGCGGCATGGGAGGCCATCAAGTCAGCGGTCATTTCCATTATGGAGGCGATTAAATCTGCCATCACCGCAGCGTGGGAAGCCATCAAATCCGCAGTCAGTTCCGTGGTCAATGCAATAAAGGAAGTCATCACCAGTGTGTGGAATGCCATCAAATCCACAGTCACAAGCATTGTGGGCGGCTTAAAGGATGCGGTGGTAAATGTATTTAACAGCCTGCTCTCCGGCATCAAAAATGCCATGAGCGGAATCACGAATGCCGTAAAGGGCGGCTTTGACGGTGCAATTAACTTCATCAAGGGGCTGCCCTCACAGGCATTGCAGTGGGGCAAGGATATCATCGGTGGGCTGATTAACGGCATCAAGTCCAAAATCAGCGGCCTTGTGGACAGCGTGAAGGACATCGCGGGAACCATTGCGTCCTTTCTGCATTTCTCCGAGCCGGACGAGGGGCCGCTTTCCAACTTCCACACCTTTATGCCTGACATGATCGATTTACTCGGAAAAGGTATCCGTGGGAATTTAGGGAAGCTGACCGGCCCCATGAAGGAACTGGCAGGGATGCTCATCCCTGCCACGGATTCCATGACGGCGGGGGCGCAGGCGGCGGGCGGTTCCGGCGGCAGTTCCTCACTGGCGGCAAGGCTGGATGCCATGTATGAGGTGGTGACAAAGTATCTGCCGAGGCTGGCAGACACACAGGTGGTATTGGATTCCGGGGTGCTGGTCGGAGAGTTATCTGACGGGCTGAACCGGGAGCTGGGAAAGGCGTATTCATGATAAGGAAATTCAAACTCATTAATGGGGAAGGGGTGTCATGGGATTTGAACGCCCGGACATCCTTTTTCCATTCCATTGGCGGCTTCGGCTATAAGGACGGGACGCAGTATGAACAGATTGGCACGGGCTTCATCCCTTTGGAGGAACTTTTCTCACAGGGTGTGATGACCGGGCGGATATTTTTCGGTGGCAGAAATGCCTATGTGAATTACAGGGCGTTCTCCCGTTTCGTCCGGGCGGTGCCACTCACTCTCGTCTACGAGATGGAGGAGGCGTTCCGCGTCCCGGTGCGGATGACGGAAATCGCAAAGAGTGAGTTAATCACTGGCGGGGCGGGGCTGGATTGTGAAGTTGCATTTACGGCAACCGGGCTGTTTTATAAGAATGTTTCCGGCTACAGCGGGACGCTCTCCATCGGCGGAAAGATATATCCATACGAATACACCTATGCCTATGCGGATGTGACGCAGAACACGCTGATGATCGACAGCGACAGCCACGGGGACAGCCCATGCAAAGTGACGGTGTACGGCCCCTGCACGAACCCGGTATGGAAACACTATGTAAATAATGTCCTGTATGAGACCGGGCGGTATGAGGGTAGCATCCCGGACGGGCATAAGCTGGTCATCGACACCACGCAGATTCCCTACAGCATCACGGAGCGGGGCGTCAGTGACGAGGTGGTGGCAGACCGCTACCAGATGTGCGATTTTACCACGGAGCGCTTCTTCCACCTGCAGTATGGCAGCAACCGTATCTCCGTGGTGCATGAGGGGCTGAACATTCTGAATGTAATGGTAGAGGGGAGGATCAGCTATGAGACCGTATAACGTGGAGATATTCACACAGGATTTTGAAATGGTGGGAAATACAAATGTGAATGAGATCACCTACAAAGAGGACTATTTATCATCGGACGGCAATACCGTGATGGTGCTTGCCCTGCCCGGCGTGAAAAAGCAGGACTATATCCGCATCAGCAGAGGGGATGAGGAGTATGCCGGAATCGTGACGGAAATAGGGTATGGCACAGATAAATCCAAAAAGCTACAGACTATTTCCTATAAGCCGCTGATGGAACTGCTCAATACGGATGTGCTGTTTGATGTGGATTTGCAGGGGCAGGGCAGCATGGAGCAGTTTATCTGTGACAGGATAAAAGAAATGTTTATCATCAATGAAGACGAAATGCAGAACATCAAAGGGCTTTCGGTTATGGCGGCAACGGCCACAAAGGACTGGAGCCTTCACATCACGCCCTCCGATAAGGGCGGGCATTACAACATCGTGAACCTCATTGATTCCGTCATCATCCCGGCAATGGAGAAGTACAGCATTTTGGTAAAGACAAAGCTGGACATCCAGAACCGGGAAGTGCAGATCATTGTAGGGAAAGCGGCATCTGGCATCATCACCATAGAGAGCGACCTTCCCAACATCATCAAAAAGAGCGTCACGATAAAACAGGTCAGCGCGGATGTGAATAAAATCATCATTTATGATGCAGAGGATTATTCCAACACCCGGATTTATTATCTGCATCCCGATCTTGGCTATGACACGAAGGACCGTGACCGCATTACCCCGGTGGTGTGTGAAATGCAGTCCGTTTCCCATGAGGAGGGGAGCAGCTTTGAGAGTGCTGCGATCAGCGCCGCCCATAACAAGTTCGCAAATTTATCCTATTCAAATTTAATCGAACTTACCATGATGAACGGTGACGCGCTGGTAAAGCCGGAAGAACTGGAATTCGGGCAGGTGGCGGACATCATATCGGATGGGGAGAGTTACCGCAGCATCCTCACGGGCAGGGAGCGTGGCAAAAATACAAAGCTGGTGTTCGGCACGGTGCGGCTGGATTTGACTAAGATTTTAAGGAGGCAGGAGAATGGCTGACAACATCACACTGAAAACCTATAAGGGCGGCAATGTCACGCCGCAGGATGACGCCATCATCTACGAGACGGCGATCCCCGGCAGCGGCATCTTCAAAGGGTGCGAAGTGACCTATGCGAGAGGAAATGTGCTGCATATCTCGCAGGGCTTTGGCATGATTCGTGGCCGGTTCTTTGAGGTGTATGAAACGGAGATTGACGTGCGCCTTGCGGACGTGGGGGAGACACTGCAGGGGCGGGTGTATATCCACCTTGATTTATCCAATGCGGACGAGCCCATCAAGATACTGGCGCAGGCGGCAGCGGAGCTTCCGCCGCTGGATGCGGATGTGAACATCAACTACAACAATTCCTCCTATGACCTGGAACTTGCCATCTTCACCGTATCTTCGGCGGGCTTGGACGGCCTTACGAAAGTGTTCCCCACGCTGAAAGCCGGGAGCGGCGGCGGAGGCGGCGGAGGGGAGACGCTCACCCGTGCAACCTCTTATGCCGTAGGGGATGCGGTGACCGCAGTGGGCGCTCCGGGCTGGGCAACGCTGGTCTGCACACAGGCAGGCACCACGGCGGCATCGGAGCCTTCCGGGTATTCGAGGATTACCAAAGTGGGAGACAGGGTTTTAGATGGAACTGCGATATTTACTGCGAGAAATATCATCGGGGAGCTGGACGGTGTTATTTCTTCCAATGCATCCCTTGGGGAATCTGTGCAGACTCTGGACGAAAAGGTGGCGGAGATGATGAGCAGCACCGGCCTTGTGATGAAACTGGTGAGCCTTGACGAATACCGGGAAATGGAAAGCTACAGCTCCACCACCATTTACCTCTGCTATGAAGATGAAACCACTAAAAGGGTGACGCGGATTTTCGTGGGAGAGGACAGGGTGTATGCGGCGGGTGTAAAGGTGACGTATCAGATCGACACGGGATATTCATTGGAAAGGACTGTGCCGGACAGGGAGGACGCCATTGCCGCCGCACCGCCCGCCGCGCTGGAGGGATATACCTTTGTGGGATGGCGGCAGGATGATTCCGCAGAGAAAAAAGTGCTTTCGGAATATCTCATCAGCAGTGAGGAACCCGTCACGCTCTACGCGGTGTTCAAAAAGCAGATGACCATAGGGCTGATGCCCAACGGCGGCACCCTTGCAGAGAGCGGGGCGGAGGAAAGTTTCACCGCTTTTTGTTATTACAACAACGGGAATTCCCAGAGCGAACCTACAACAGTCCCGGCAAGCCCCTACACGAGAAAGAATATGTCCTTCTGCGGATGGAGCATTGATTCCCTTTCCACGCCATCTTACAAACCGGGGGAGAAAGGGGTATTCCCTGCGGAGGCTGCGCTCTATGCCATGTGGGTGACCACGGAGTATGACTTCCCCTACACAGGGAATTATGTGCAGTTTGTTATCCCCCAGGACGGCATCTATGAGTTTGAAGTGTGGGGCGCATCCGGCGCTGCGGCGAAGGTGGACTCCCTTGTGGCGGAGGGAGGGCTTGGCGGCCATTCCAAAGGCTATAAGAAGATGAAGAAGGATGAAGTGATCTATGTCTATAACGGCGGATCACCGAAAGGCACATCTTATGGGGCAAACGGAGGCGGGAACGGTTACAATTATGCCAGCAGCAAGCAGTACGGGGCAGGAGGCGGCGGTTCCACCCATGTGGCCACAAAACCTTATGGACTTGGCACGAACAGTTCCAGCGGGCCGTCCTATGCCAACCGCTCCAGCATCCTGATCGTGGCGGGAGGCGGTGGGGGCGGCGGGATAGACAACGGCACAGCCCACAAGGGAGGAGACGGCGGCGGGGAGCGTGGCGGGAACGGCTCCGGCGGCGCGCTGGGAGGCCGGCAGATCTCCACGGGGAGCAGCCCGTCTGAAAACTTTGGCATGGGGGATTATTATTCATCAAGCAGTGCCGCTTCTTCCGGCGGCGGGGGCGGATGGTTCGGCGGGAACTATGGAATGTACGGGCAGTCCGGTGCAGGCGGTTCCGGCTATGTGGACGGTGTCGCACCATTCACGCATAATGGGAAATATTACCCCGCAGAGACCGAGGCAGGGGTGAACGAGGGGAACGGCAGGGCATTCATCCGGTATGTGGAATGCGCGTAAATATGTACAGTTTTCCATCTGTATATTTGTGAATCCTATGCTCCGAATCTGCTTGATAATATCCCCATTCAGAGCGAATATGGGTACTACCGAAAGGGAAAACACGAAAAATGGAGGGAAGCACAATGACGAGATTTGAAAGAGAGCTAAACGGGAGCCTTGGGGATTTTTGGAAAAAGAATGCAGAGGAGGAAGTGAAAAAGGCGGTGGCGCAGGCGGATGAAAAGGCTACGGTTGATGAGGACGGCGCGGTCAGATGGAAGAGCAACGGGCGCTGCCTGATGGATGACTTCTGCGAGAAGCTGGAATACGCAGGATACCCTTTTAGCAGGGAGGCAACGGCAAAAAAGCGGGATGCACAGAATGAGGAAAGCATCGCGGAATACCGCAGGAACCACAGGGGGCTTTCCGGGGAGGCGCTTGCGGAGGCAAGGTCAGCATTCGGGGAAGGCGCCACGGTGGTCAATATACTGACGGGAGAGAGGACAAAACTGTAAAAACATTATTTTAGGAACAGGCGGACTGCCCACTGCGGGCAGCCGCTTTTTTCTTACCCAAAACCAGAAGGAGGAATTGGAATGAAGAATTTTATCGAGGCGGCGCAGTATGCGTTTGCGGCGCTCGGCGGTGCGCTGGGCGCGGTCATGGGAGGCTTTGACGGCTTCCTTTATGCACTGGTGGTATTCGTGGTGGTGGACTACATCACCGGGCTGATGGCGGCGGCAGTGGAGAAGAAGCTCTCCAGCGAAGTGGGATTCAAGGGCATCTTCAAGAAGGTGGTCATTTTCAGCCTTGTGGCGGTGGGGCATATCGTAGATACGCACATCATCGGGGAGGGGAGCGTCCTGCGGACGGCGGTCATCTTCTTTTACCTTTCCAATGAAGGCATTTCCATCTTGGAGAATGCCGCGAGGACGGGGCTGCCCATTCCGGGGAAGTTAAAGGCCGTGCTGGAGCAGTTACGGGAGGAAAAAGAGAATTAACAGAGTTTTTTTGGTCTGAGGCATCAGTGTAAAAACTGGTGCCTTTTTCGTGCAGAAAGAGAGGAAAATGGGATGAATTTAAAACAGAATTACCTTACACAGTCCGGCTGTTATAAAGCGGGAAAGCACATCACCGTGAAAGGTCTTATGATCCACTCGGTGGGATGCCCGCAGCCAAAGGCGGATGTGTTCATGAAGAACTGGAACAGGGCGGATGCGAATGCCTGCGTCCATGCCATCGTAGAGCCGGACGGGGATGTGTACCAACTGCTCCCGTGGGATTTCCGTGGGTGGCACTGCGGGGGCAGCGCGAACAATACCCACATCGGCGTGGAAATGACGGAGCCCGCCACCATTAAATATGCAGGCGGCGCATCATGGACGGAGACCGGGGATGGGGAGAACACGAAGAACCATGTGCTTGCCACCTATAAATATGCGGTGGAATTGTTTGCATATCTGTGCAGCCAGTATAACTTAGACCCGCTTGCAGATGGTGTGGTGATTTCCCATTCGGAAGGATGCAGGAGAGGCATTGCCAGCAACCACGGAGACGTGGAGCATCTGTGGTCGAAGTTCGGTCTGACGATGGCGCAGTTTAGAAAAGACATCAAAACGGTGATGGAGGGAGGCACAGCGGCGGATTCCCTTACCGCCATTATGGGAAAGCCTGCGGTGACGGCGGATCAGATGAAATCCTATCTGAAAAAGAAGAATCCATCCGTGCCGCAGTCCGTTCTGGATATGATCCCGCTGTACCTTTCAGAAGGGGAAGCGGAGGGCGTGAGGGGCGATATCGCTTTTGCACAGTCCTGCCTCGAAACGGGGAACTTCACTTTCTCCGGCTCTGCGGTCACTCTTCCGCAGAACAATTTCTGTGGCCTTGGGGTGACACAGAGGGGCAAAACAGGACTGTCCTTTGAAACGGCGCAGCTTGGCATCCGGGCGCAGATTCAGCACCTCAAAGCCTACGCCTCCACGGATAAGCTGCGGAACGCACTGGCAGACCCGCGTTTCCGCTATGCCACAAGGGGCTGCGCTCCCTATGTGGAGTGGCTCGGCCAGAAGGAGAACCCGCAGGGGAAGGGCTGGGCGGCAGGGGAGAAATATGGGGAGAAAATCCTCTCCATCCTGAAAGCGGTCATCAGCGAAGGGAAAGTGCATTTCATGGAGAGCCTCACCCTTTCCGCACCTTACATGGTGCGGGTATCTATCCCCGATCTGAATATCCGCCGTGGCCCCGGAACGTCATACCCAAAGACGGGCAAATTTACTGGTGTCGGCGTTTTCACCGTGGTTGAGGAAAAGGACGGCTGGGGGCTGCTGAAAGCCTATCAGGAAAAGCGGGACGGGTGGATTTCCCTTGCGTTCACCACACGAATGTAAGGTGGCATTTATATAGGAAGAAAGCGGCCAGACCGCTTGACTTTACGGCCTTTCAGAGTGATTAATAGACTACCCAAAAAGAAAGGAGCGCAGACGGATATGGCAGATATTGAGGGGAAAAAACTGAGGGCGTCAATCTACTGCAGGGTGGGAAACCCAAAGGATGCGGAGCCTTATTTTAAAGAAAAATGCGGGAACCCTGCGGGGCAGGGACGGAAAGGAGCGGATGCAGATGCGGATACGGAAAGTTGCGATATATGCAAGGGTTTCAACAGAGCATGAGGCACAGCTTTCAGCATTGGAGAACCAGGTGCAGTATTATGATGACCTGATAGACAGGCACCCGGACTGGGTGCTTTACCGCCGGTATATCGATGAAGGGATAACCGGCACCTCCATATCCAAGCGGAAAAACTTCGTGCGGATGATGGAGGACGCAAAGGACGGACATTTCGACCTGATCGTCACGAGGGAGGTATCGAGGTTCGCAAGGAACACGGTGGACACCCTCCAGCAGACGAGGCTCTTGAAGCGGATGGGCATTGAGGTGTATTTCACCGAGGACGGCATATGGACCATGAACGATGAGGACGGGGAGCTGCGGCTGACCATCATGGCCACCCTCGCGCAGAACGAATCGAAAAAGACCTCCATGCGGGTGAAGGCGGGGCAGATGGTCTCCTTCCAGAACGGGGTGGTCTACGGCACCGGGAACGTGCTTGGATATGATAAAGTGGGGCCGGAATACGTCATCAATGAGGAACAGGCGGAAACGGTCAGGAGGATATTCGACCTGTACCTTGCGGGCAACGGCTACCATAAAATAATGAAACAGCTTGAAAAGGAAGGCCGCCGCACGGCGATGGGGAAGACGATGTGGCATTACGCCACCGTCGGCCATATCCTGAAAAACCGCCTCTACTGCGGGGAGCTGGAATACCGGAAGGAATATGTGCCGGACTACCTCGAACAGAAAAGGGCGAAGAACAAGGGGGAGCTGGAGCGCGTCATCGTGGAGGGAAAGCACCAGCCCATCGTCACCAAGGAGGAATTCGAGAGGGTACAGAAGATGATGGCGGAAAAGGATGCGCAGATGGGGCAGCGCCGGAAGAACAAGGGCGTCCATTCGGACGACCTCTGGCGCAGGAAGATGCGGTGCCAGTGCGGACACGCCTTCGCAAAGACCAAGTGGCATACCAAGACGGACTTCATCACCTACACCTA